AAATTTAATCATTGATTACAACAAACTGAACTGAACTTCAAGCCCTAGCAATCAAAGCTCTCTTGCTCTCTTCAGCGAACAAACAATTCCACAAACTCACAACAATTGAACAATCACAAATTTTCAAACTTGAACAAATGGCATCAAACAGCAAAATTGTTAGCAACTTTAAAGTTGAAGTTGTTGATTTTCTGAACACACACGCAGCACAAATCACTACTGGTAAGAACCTCAACATTGAAGATAAAACGAGGAGCAAAGTTGTTGCGTTCGTGCGAAAACAATACATTAATAACGAACTGAAAGATGGAAAAGATTTCGTTATGATTGATGGGAAAGGTAAAACGGTAGCAAATTTCCCAACAACTGTGCGTGGAACAACTAAGCTCAAAGATTTCTTGACTGCGAAATTTGAAATTCCAGATGAGCAATCTTTCGAGAGATGCGACAAAATTATTAAGTGTGTGAAGGCACACCAGCAACAGATGGCTCACATGAGGACAATTTCAAATGATTATGCATTTGGAGGCTTATCGAAAATTTGCCCAATCCCCATGATTAAAGGAATGGTGCCAAATCAAGGAATGTGCTTTCTCACTCTGTTAATTTCAACAAGCTACTTCATCACGCCTGAACTTGATGAGCAGTTTAGTTTAGTGATCGACGAAGTGTTAAGTGAGATGAAACCATGGTTGACTTTGCAAACAGCAAGTAAAATCGTACAGTACATCATTTGTAAAATTCCTGTGCTTGCACATGTACCAATACCAGCAGTTGCTGTGGACCACATGAAATCACTAATTCATGTTTGCGATCAGAGGGGTGTGCCATCTGGATGGCATGTGCTCAAAATAGGAACATTGGCAGAATTTGCGAACATTGGAATTATTGAAAACTCAAAATTAACATCATATTTTGTAGGTGGGAGTGAGAAGAATGATGATGAGCTTCAAATTTACGTCGATCAGCTGACAAAAATTAAGAAAAATTTCAAAGAGTGGGTTCTGAAAGGAAACTTGTTTGAGACTTTAAAGAATGATATGCTTTTAACAGCGTTTCTAGTTTTGTCACCAGCTCACTTATCAAAGTTGCATAATTTTCTTGAATCTAATGCAAATGAAGCACTGCAAATTTGTGAATTAGACACAGTTAATAAAAACAAAATTCTTGCTGCAACAATAATTTCAACTGGGTTAAAAGGTGTTAGAATTAAGTGGAGAGAAACATCATGTGAGAAACTTTGGCTCCATTTGCTCAAGACGATTGAAGCTGTTTTGGAAGCAGATGACACTCAACAAGCAACTAACTTAAGATCTGCTTGTGAAAGAATGTATGAGGTGATGTGCGCAAACAAAAAATTTGTCTACTGCTGCGAAAAGCGGATATACTATCTGACAGACGCAGAATTTCAAACGACGCTTGGATTTTCACCTACATGGTTTGGCGCGTTACAAGCAAGGCTTGGTTTTACACGCGCAAGCGATTCACTAACAGTGTCAAAAATAAGGCTGTCTTGTTTTTCCGACAACATTGTTTATAGAACATTACCCTATGTTAACGCTTTCTTTCTTTATTTTACAATTCAGCTTTTTGCTACTATGTCCTATCTCTTTAGTGTTGCACGAATCATCTTTTATTGTATCTTTGTTTGGCATGGAATCTTTTCGATCTCATCATTGGTTTTAATGCTTGTGAAATCACTAATAGTGAGTAGATTGTCGCGCAACTACAATAAGCTTCTTATATGCGGTACTGTTTTTTGTGTTTTTGAGTTAGGTAGGTACATCATTAAACAAAAACAGCGGAAAAATCAAATTCAACCCCATGAACTTCAGGCTGGGCTCAAAACAAGTGAAAAACAAATGATGTCAGCAATGGCAATGCTCACATTACTCGTTCACGCTTTTGATATGGACTTGGCAGTCATGATGAGTAATTCACTCAATCATGTTGCACGCTTAGCAAACATGTTAACAGACACAACATCTGGATGGATGATGGGAGGCACTGGTACGCAGGAATTGCAGATGGAATTGTTTGATCTTGTACTTGAGGCTGATGAGAAAATACAAAGTGACTTGGAAGAAGCAGTAACCTCACATAGGACTTGTGAAACTTTTGCTTCCTGGATGTCGGAACAATCTCTAACTGAGAGCAATAATACGCGACCTCTGAGCTACGGAAGGCCTGAATCATATGTTTGTGTCGATAGGGAAAATGCAGTTGAAATAGGACAGAATTTGGTTGATACAACGAATGCATGGACACAAGTGATTGGGCAAACAGGATCTGGTAAATCAACAAGAGTTCCAATTGCATACTATAACCGCTTGCAACATTTGCCAGCACGAAGAAGAAGTATACTCGTTTGCGAACCAACACAAGCAACAACACAAAATGTTTCGTATGCTTTATCACATCAACATGGAAAGCAAGTGTTTTATCAACACGAGGGCAAAACGCAGAATGGCGACTCTAGCATACAAGTGATGACATATGGAACAGCCTTCTTTAAGGCCATGAATTCAAATGAGTTTATTGAGAAATTTGATGCAGTTTTCTTAGATGAGTCACATCTCATTTCAGCGCATTCGCTTGCCTTTGAATCATATCTCAACAAGTGCACAACAGTTCGAAAATTTTATTTATCAGCAACACCAAGAACAAGTTGTTCAATGCCAGATGCTTCACGACGATTTGAAATTTATGAACATAGCCTTCCTGAAACTGATATCAACACGTTTGTGGCCTCAATAGGCAAGGGTGATAGTCTTGATGCCCTGAACTATGGAGAAAAAGTTTTAATTTTCCTTTCTGGACGAGAGCAATGTAACAAAGCTGCCCACAAAACAGCTTCAACACAATACGGGATAACAGCATTCTCATTGCATAAGGAAAACTTCTCTGTAAATTATTCAAAGATCCTTCAAGCTTTGTCACAGCCAGGAAGAGTGTACATTTACTCAACAAATATTCTTGAGACTGGAGTTACTCTCAATGTTGATGTAGTTGTGGATTTTGGCTACACAAACCAGCCACATCTTGACCTGAATGAACGAACGCTCTTGTTGCAAAAGAGAAGAGTAACTGAATCCGAAAGAAAGCAACGTATTGGAAGAGCTGGGAGATTGAAGCACGGACATGCGATTGTGCTGGGTAAAACATCACGAGCTATTGAGGTTGTGACTGCTGATGTTGTTTTTGACGCAGCCCTGTTGTCATTTGTTTATAACCTTGAAGTTTACGTCAACACACACCTTGATAGTACTTGGTTGGCAAAAATAACACGTGAGCAGGCCCGAACCATGCTGAGTTTTCGCTTGTCCACATTTTTCATGCGTGATCTGGTAAACTCTCAGGGACATATTCGACCAGAACTTCTTGATGCACTAAAGAATAAAACATGGCGTAGTCTCAAAGCGCATACAACAATGTTTCAGGCACGCAATTCAGAATATCAACAATGGCAGCGCTTGGATCATTATTCTTTTTCAACTCTAGTGCTAAATAATGAAAGGATCTTGTCAGAAGTTGGTCATGTTAAAATTCCATTCATAACGCATGATATGATGGACTTCGACATAATTGAAATTGTGAAAGCAGTAGCGAATTATAAACCAAACATGTTAACGGTTTTTGGACAACCAAAACCGCGAAATATTGGTTTAATAATGCGAGTTGATGAGACAAATGTTTTCAATACGATGCGCATGGCAAGGTTGTTGAAGAGTGATTACGAACAGCAAATTTTGAACAAGAAAGCAGCTTTACAAGCGCAGAAGGAATCACCGATGGCATACTTTTTGTCAACCCGCGTGGTTGACAGTCTCGCATCAAAACTGTCACAACAAATTTCCCAGGCTGAAAGGAATATAGTGAAGCTCACAACGTTCATTACAAATCTTGAAATCTTCATGAACACTGCTAATTCAAATGTTGAGCAAGATATGCAAACTGATGATTTAGAGGAGATTGGAAGAAGTATGCAGTTGCAAATGGATGGAAATCTCACACGCCACGCATTAACAAACATTCTTAAGCTTGAAGATATTCCAAATGTGTCATTTCGAGAAGCCATTTTAATTGGCAACAAGAGATCTTTAATAGCGTTATCATTTTTAGTTTGCTCAGCATTTGCTGGTTTGGCATGGTATTTAACTTGGGATTTTGATGAAGGTTTGGAGAACTCATACAATAAAAGGCAAAGAGTAGCTGTTCACAATAAGGTTTTGGAAATGAAAGGCAAGGGGCTGAATAGGGATAAACGAAACGTGGCAATGCAAGAAACATATGATGAAGCGTATACATCTATACGTGACGATGAGGATTTTGATCGTGTAAGAAGTAGGCGACAACGAGCGAAAGAAACGGACATTGCACCAGTGATGAGACATATGCGATCTGAAAAACCATTCATCACACTCTATGATTTAACTCTGGATTCTGATATAACGCATGCTGTGTTTTCAGATCACAATTCACAAGCTTTCTATGAAACAGCAAATCCATTAGCAAATCTAGACAAAGTCAAGCAACACTTGGAGGAGCATAGACAAGGGGAAAAGATCATTTTCTGGTCAGACATGACCGATGACACGATTTTCATGACAATAACCAAGAAGGATGGGAGTCAACAAAGAGTGAAGCTCACACCACATGCATCTCAACGGAAAACAAAGACAGGTGGTGTTCAGGGCTATGCGTCACATGAAGGAGAGTATAGGCAGACGGGAGATGTTGAAATTCTAAAACAACCAACACAAGTTCTTGAGATAGGCACGCAGTTAACAAATAATCAAGCAAATTTGGATATCTTGAACATGATTGGACATGTTAACATCGAAACGGGCCGCTTGCATTGCATTTTGTATAAGGATTTTATCATCATGCCGGCACATGTTATGCAGAAGGAACTACCAATCACTTTAAGCTTCAAGCACTATACAGTCAAAGTTGAGGAACTTGGTGAGGTGTATGCTTTTGTTGGTTTTGACTTAATTTTAATGAAACGACCTCACCAGCTGGCACCCGTCAAGTGCGTTGCTAGTATTTCACAAGCACAGGAGGCAATGATTGTTCAAATGGTTCACAAGAAATTCGTAACTTTAAAACCTGTAATAACGATAACAGCTGCAATTCATCAAACAAAAGAAATGCGATGGGCTCACCAAATCCCGACCATTGTTGGAATGTGTGGAGCACCAGTTCTTGACACACAAACAGGGAAAATTGTTGGCATTCATGTTATGGGGGACACCTTGAAGAAACACAATGTTTTCGAAACATTTCCAAGTGAGGCTTTGGAGATTCTTGGCACAAATGACAAGAAAGTTCATCAGCGATACTTCAACAACAGACTCAAGGCATGGAAGTTTCAGCCAGAGGTGCACGGGTATGATCCTCGGAAAATTCAAGGACTTCAAAATGAAGATTTCTCATTGGAAACTGTACCAAATGATGTCTCAATGTACACAATTGAAAACATTATGGAGGATGCAGCAGCTGGTGGATTGTTCAAACCACGAGAGGTGCGAGATGCGGAACGATTACCAATCGGGATTGTTGCACAGGACATGACAAACTTAGCATTTGCTAATGCTCTTTTAAACAAACGACATGTCTACATTGGTGAATCGCCATACTGGACTGAATTTAAGAGAAGACACGCGCAACACGTGAAGGGAATACATGAGTTTGAGGATGAATATGCACCTTCAATATTGTCTTATGACGCATATTGGAAAGATCTACTTAAATTCAATAGACAAAGCAACGCAACACCACAGTTTGACAAGAGAATTCTTAATCTGGCTGCACAAGCTGTCATCCGTAATCTTCAACAGGCTGGTTTAACTGCCACAAAAATACGCACAACTAATCAAGTTCTTGATGATGTTCAATGGACTACAGCAGCAGGACCATTATATGCAATGAAGAAAAAGGAATTGTGCAAAGATTTGACGGAAGAGGAGCTACAAAGCTTGGCGATTCATGTGCGACAGAGATTGATAGCAGGAAAGAATTGTGGAGTTTGGAATGGTTCCATGAAAGCTGAGCTCAGAAGCATTGAAAAAGTTCAGCAAGCAAAAACACGAGTGTTCACAGCAGCGCCAATTACAACACTCATTGCATCTAAATTCTTCGTTGATGACTTCAATAAGCAATTTTATGAGACCCATCTCAAGGCAAATCACACTGTTGGGATCAATAAATTTTCACGAGGGTGGGAAAGATTGTACAACTTCCTTGATCGCCCCGGTTGGAAACATGGTAGTGGGGATGGATCGCGTTTTGATTCGTCAATTGACGCATTCTGGTTCGATTACTTACTTACCATTCGCTTATCATTCTTCACTAATGATGAAAGAGCTATTGCCATTCAAGCTTTGAAAAACATGTATAGAGAATTTTTGTACACTCCAATTCATACAGTGTCAGGTAACATTTTGGTGAAGCAAGTTGGGAATAATAGTGGACAACCAAGCACAGTTGTTGACAACACACTTATACTCATGATGTCATTCTTTTATGCATATATATGCAAAACTGGTGATGACAACTGTGAATTCATTAATGAGAGGTTTAGGTTTGTTTGTAATGGTGATGATAATAAATTTTCAGTCTCACCACAATTCGCAAGTGAGTTTGGAACAGACTTTTCTGGAGAAATCAAGCAGTTAGGGCTGAATTATATTTTTGATGCCATAACAGATGACATAACTGAAAATCCCTACATGAGTTTAACAATGGTTCGAACACATGAAGGAATTGGCTTCACATTACATCCCTCACGAATTATTGCTATCACCCAATGGATGAAGAAAGGGAATTTGATCCAAGCGACTCAAGCTGCTTTTGCAGCGATGGTTGAAGCATATAACGACCCGTGGCTGTTTGGAATCCTCCACTTGTATTTAGTTTGGTTAATAATTGAATTTCGGGACGAACTTGAGTTCGCAAAAGATAATGATGTACTGGGAGTTACTTACATGGATCCGTGCCAGGTTCATGCGCTACACTATGGCATCAATGAGGCACAAATTCAAGAAGAAGACGAAGATTGGACCGATGATGAGGATGAAAATTTGATCTCGCAAACACAACATTTTCAGATGGATTTGACTGCACCAACACAACGAACGCCACTAGTGCCTACTACTAGCACACCAGCAGTAACACCACCCAACAACCAACAATTAGTTCCATCAACGCCAATGGATGGCGCATCAACATCACAGCAACAACCGTTAAATCAAAACAGAGAGGTGATTGAGCAACCACCACAAGCAACACCTGACTCAAATAATGATGAGAACGAGATAGAGTGGAGAATCCCACCAATTCCAAAAACAGCATCACATTTTAACAACCCAGTTGTGAAAGGTAAAAGGCTCTGGAATTCTAGAATTGCAAAGAACATTGATCCAGAACAATTCGAGCAAACATCCCAAAAAGCTACAACTTTGCAATTTGAGAGGTGGGTTGAAAAAGTGAAGAAAAATCTTGGAAATCCTAGTGAGCAACACTTCCAAATTTACTTAACATCGTGGTGTTTATGGTGCGCAAACAATGGCACTTCGTCAAAAGTAGCAACGAATCAGATGATGGAAATTCACGCAACGGGGCAGTTCGCTTCAATCCCTATTTCCATTTTTGTTGATCCCGCAATTGAGTTCGGTGGTCTCAGGAAAATAATGCGCCATTTGAGTGATGTGACATCAAAAATTTTAGAACAGGGTGGAAAGATGACTGCCTGGGGCAAGAAACGTGGGTTCACACAGTTGGCGATGATACCATATGCATTCGATTTTTGTGTGCAATCATTAAAGATGCCCAAAACTGTCAGAGAACAGCTGAATCAAAGTAAAGCCGCAGCAATTGGATCTGGCCACCAACGAGTTATGTTGATGGATGGAAAAATTCAAAGGAGTAAAACAAGTTATGAAAGGCATGTTGACACTGATGTTGACGAGTTTGAACACGGTGGGGCTATTGAGCCTCGTGCAACTTTGTATTAAATGTACCTTACATTATTACATAGTACGTTTTATTTACTTGTTTTGCTGCATCCGTAATGCATAAGGTGGTCATAGGTTCAATGGGAGTTTTTGTGGGTTTTCTTCCAACGCCTAGTAACCCACACCACCACACTAAACTTGATCTGGATGATCAGTTGGTGATATTTTCACTTATCCTAAGCTTCGTAGAAGAGG